TCCACGGTGTCTGCGGTCAGCAGGACGTAGTTCCACACGTCACGCGCCTGGCCGCTGCGGTGCAGCCGCCCGATGGTCTGCTCGTACAACTCCAGCGACCACGGCAGCGACAGCCAGATCATGTGGTGCCCGCCGTGCTGCAGGTTCAGCCCGTGGCCGGCGCTCTTGGGATGGATAGCCAGCAGCCGCACCTGGCCAGCGTTCCAGCCCCCGATGACGTCCCACTTCTCATCCATCGCCGCCAGCGTGGGGTAGCGCCTGCGCAATTCGTTCAACTCCTCTACGTAGTTGTAGACGACGATGGTGTTGGCGTGCTGGTTCTCCGACAGGATGTCGTCCAGCGCGTCGAACTTGTGCGGCGACAACCACCGCGGCCCGTTGTCGGTGTACAGGAACCCGCTGGACATCTGTTGCAGCTTCTGCGTGACCACCGCAGCGTTCTGCGCAATGGTCGTCTCGTCGTTGAACTGCAGCACGAAATCCTTCTTCATCTTGGCGTAGTCGTCCATCGCCATGCTGCAGGGCATTTCCACCGTGTGCAGCGGGGGCAGCTTGTCCTTGTACTCGCCAGGCTCCAGCACATAGGTGGCCGGCTTGATGCGCTGCATCACGGCGGGCAGCGAGCCGGGCCGAGGCTCCCACTCGGTGTGCGTGCCGCGGTTGTTTTGGTAGAAGTACTGCTGCATGAACGCACCCTTGCTGCGGCCCAGCAGGCTCTGGTCGATCACCTTGCACTGCCCGAACACATCCTCCAGCCCGTTGCTGGTGAACGAACCTGTCAAGCCCCAGCGGATCTCGACGGACTTGATGACCTTCTCAAACGCCTTGAAGCGTTTGCCGCCGGGGTTCTTCAGCCGCGTGAGTTCGTCGAACACCACCGCGTCGAACTGCACGTCCTGTTCGGCGAGCCACTGCAGGTTGTCGTAGTTGGTGACGATGACGTCAGCGTCGCTGTCAAGTGCTGCTTTACGCTGGGCGGGCGTGCCGACCGCTACACGCACCTTGAGGTTTGGCGCCCACTTGGTGGCCTCCACAGGCCAGACCGAGGTGGCCACCCGCAACGGCGCGACGACGAGGGGGCGAATGCCTTCGTCCTCCACCAGGTCGCGCATGGCCGTCAGCGTGATCGCTGTCTTGCCTGCACCCACTGGCGCGAGGATCATCGCCCGGTCGTGCTCGTACAAGAAGTCAGCGGCCTGCTCTTGGTAGGGGCGCAGTTTCATGCATGGCTCCTTGCGCGGATGGCGGCAGCGCACTCCTGTGCAATCAGCTTCCCCGCTCCAGTGGTTGGTCGCTCTGCTGCAAGTTCATCGCACACCTTCGCACACGCCTCGCGCTCCTGCGCAGCGACAAGGGCGGCGAAGCGTTCAAGCAGGTCCGGCTCTCCTTCATATCCAGCAATCATTCCGCTTTCATACGCCATATCCATTACTTCTTCGCGGGTCATACCTTCACCACCCAACGCAGAAAGCGATCCACGTCCGCTGCGCCGTGGACGCAGGCGTAGTTGCCGCCCAGATTGGTGATCTCCGAACGAAAGAATTCCTGCGACGGCGACAGCTTGCCCGTCTCGGTCTTGACCTCCACGAAAAACACGCGACCACCAGGCATCACGACCAGACGGTCGGCCACGCCCCGGCGGGAGGGCGACGAGAACTTGTACGCCTCGCCGCCAAGGGCCTTTATCCCAAAAACAAGCCGCTTCTCAACATCTTTCTCACGCATCGTCTTCTCCGAAATTTTGTGTTTGGCCACGTCCGTAACTTTACAGCGGCAAAAAGTCTTGTGCAAGTCTTTTTTGTGCGATACACTGCAAGCCTCATCAGTTCACTGGAGTTCACATGCAGCACAGTAAAGTAGTCGGCGGCTCCTCCGCCAAGCGCGTCATCAACTGCCCTGGCAGTGTGGCGCTCGTTGCCAAGATGCCGCCGCAGGCATCGTCCAAGTACGCCGAGGAGGGCACGCTCCTGCACGGCTGCATGGAAGACCTGCTGGCCGATGGCGAGATGGGCGACGTGATCGCTAAGCACAACCTGTCGCCCGAGCAGGCCGAGAAGCTGCAGTTCTGCATTGACGCGCTCGACCAGATCGACCCCGATCAAAAGATGCAGTTCGTTCAAGAGGTCGAGGTGGAGTTTGAAGGCGTCAAGGCGCTGGAAGGCGTTTTCGGCAACGCCGATTTAGTGGGCCGTATCGGCGACCGCGCGATCATCCTTGACTGGAAGTTCGGCGACGGGGTGATGGTCGAGGCCGAGGAGTCCGAGCAGGGGCTGTTCTACGCCGCGGCGGCGCTCAAGACCAGCAAGGTGCAGTGGGCCTTTGACGGTGCGACCGAGGTTGAGATCGTGATCGTCCAGCCGCCCCATGTGCGCCGCTGGGTGACGACGTTCAAGCGCGTGCATGAGTTCGAACGCGAACTGGTCGTGGCCGTGCAAGCCGCCAAGCGACCCGACGCGCCCGTCGTCATCGGTGACCACTGCCGATGGTGTACCGCCAAGCCGATCTGCCCGCAAGTCAGTGGCGCGGTTGATCGCGTCACGCACACGGCGCTGGCCACGGTGGACCCCGAGGCGCTGGGCCAGGCGCTGGCGCTGGCCGAGCGGCTGGAGGACTTCATCGCTGACGCCCGCAAGCTGGCGCAGGCGCGGCTGGAGAAGGGCATGCCCGTGCCGGGTTATAAACTGGTGCCCAAGCGGGCGACCCGTCAGTGGGCGGATGAGAATTGGATGCACGTCCTGTGGCTGAACGCCGGCATCTGCCCTACCAAGTACCAAGAGACCAAATTGCGCAGTCCTTCTCAAATGGAGAAGGTCTGCAAGGAGCACGGCGTGGAGTTCCCGGCCAATCAGGTCGTGAGCGTCTCGTCTGGCAACACCCTCGCACCGGAGAGCGATCCCCGGCCCGCGGCGGTGCTCATCGGGCAGCAACTCGTTGCGGCCCTTCATAAACTGAAGTAAAAGGTTCAATCGTGTCCAATATCGTTGCGTTCTCTCAAGCCGGCCTGCCGGCAGTTTCTTCCCTCTCCACGGCCCTTCGCGCCATCGCACCTGACGTGGGCTCTGCCACCGTCATCGTGAAGATGGACAAGACGGGCCACTGGGTGTTCGGCGCGGATCAGACCGAGGTGGAAGACGGCTCCCTGTGGGCTGTCAATCCCTTCAGTTTTGTCCACGGCTTCATCGCCTGGGGTGAGGGTGAGGTGCTGGGCGAGAAGATGGTCGGCATCACCCAGCCGCTGCCCGAACTCGACGTGGCGCCCCCCGGCGCCAAGCGGGGTTGGGAGGCTCAGGTCGGGTTCTCTCTGAAGTGCATCAGCGGCGAAGACGCCGGCATGGAGGCGCGGTACACCGTGACTTCTGTCGGCGGCAAGCGCGCAGTGCAGACGCTGGCGGTCGAGATCGCCACTCAGGTGGAGAGGGACCAGACCAAGCCGGTGCCGGTGATCGTTCTCGGGAAGGATCACTACCAGCACAAGTCCTACGGGCGCGTTTACACGCCCGAGTTCAAGGTGCAGCACTGGGTCGGCATGGACGGCGCGGCTGACGAAGCCAAGACGCCTGCCGAGGCGCCCGCCGCCGAGCCGGCAGCGCCTGGCCGTCGTCGTCGCGCGGCCTAACCAGAGAAGGGGGCGGGGCTGAGAGGCCCCGCTTTTTTTATGCCCATCTGGATCGACTTCGAAACCCGCAGCGCCTGCGACCTCACGACCGCGGGCGTTTACAACTACGCGCAAGACGCGAGCACAGAAGTGTTGTGCATGGCGTATGCGCATGACGATGATGAGGTGCAAATTTGGCAACCGAGCCAAGAATTTCCAAAATCAGTTCGGCAGGCCGTGCTGGCCGGTGAGCGCGTCTATGCCCACAACGCCGCGTTTGAGCGGCTGATCTGGACGTATGTCCTGTGGTCAGACCACAACGCGCCCGTGCCTAAGCTGGAGCAGTTCGTCTGCACCGCCGCGCAGGCCCGCGCCAACTGCGCGCCTGGCTCGCTGGAGGACGTGGGGCGGTTTGCCGGCGCCAGTATGCGCAAGGATCACAAGGGCGCTGCGCTGGTGCGCAAGTGCTGCATCCCGCCGTTCAAGCACACCGAGCAAGACCTGGCCGACCTGGTCCACTACTGCGCGCAGGACGTCCGTGCGATGCGGGCCATCAGCAAGGCCCTGCGCCCGCTGTCTGCCGAGGAGTTGTCCGACTACTGGGCAAACGAGCGCATCAACGACCGCGGCGTGCTGGTGGACGTAGACCTGGCCAAGGCCGCGCAGCCCTACGCTGTGGAGGAACTGGACGCGATCCAGCAGGAGGTGCGCGAGGTGACGGACGGCGAGATCACGTCGGTGCGCTCGCCCCGGATGCGCGAGTGGGTGTGGTGGCGGGTCGGCCCCGAGGCGCGCCGTTTGATGACGGTCCACAAAGACGGAGAAGAAAAGCAGTCCATCGACAAAACCGTCCGTGCCGCGCTGCTGATCCTAGCAGAGGAGAACCCCGATGAAGTACCCCCTGACGCGGCGACCGTCATCCAGTGCGCAGATGACCTCTGGGCCTCATCGGTCGCCAAGTTCGTCCGTATGGCCAACCTTGCGGATGTCGAAGATCACCGTGTGCGTGGCGCGTTCGTGTTCGCTGGCGGTGCTGCCACAGGCCGGGCGTCCAGCTACGGCCTGCAGGTCCACAATTTCGCCCGCAAAGTCGCCAAAGATCCGCAGGCCGTCCGTCATGCGATGTGCCGTGGACATCAGATCGTTCCTGCGTTCGGCAAGCGGGTCACCGACGTCTTAAAGGGGATGCTGCGCCCGGCGTTGATCCCGGCAGCGGGTAAACAGTTCGTCGTCGCTGACTGGTCGGCCATTGAAGGCCGCGTGAACCCGTGGCTGGCCGCAACGCCTGCGGGGGACACCAAGCTGGAGGCGTTCCGTCGCGGGCTGGACGCCTATATCGTCAACGCTGCCGCGACGTTCGGCGTCACATACGACGCCATATTGGCCGGCTACGAGGCCGAGGACGCTGTGTCCACCGGGCAGCGGCAGATCGGCAAGGTGCAGGAACTCGCCTGCGGGTTCGGGGGTGGCGTGGGCGCGTTTGCCGCGATGGGGCGCGTGTATGGCGTGAACCTGCCAGAGCATGAGGCCAAGCGCATGGTGGGCGCCTGGCGCAAGGCCAACCCGTGGGCGCCGCTGTTTTGGAGTGATCTTGAGCGGGCCTACATGGGTGCCATGCGGCGCAAGAGTCAGGCGGTGCCGGCAGGGCGAGTGTCCTACCTGTTTGATGGGGCTCATCTCTGGTACGCGCTGCCGTCTGGGCGCATACTCTGCTACCCCCACGCGCGACTCGACTCGGATGGCATCAGCTACGCCAAAGCCTCATGGAAACCCGCCGCTGATGCCAAGGAGTGGCCTCGCGCGCGCCTGTGGCCGGGTCTGGCGTGCGAGAACGTCACGCAAGCCGCGGCGCATGACATCTTGCGCCATGCGCTGCGTGAACTTGAGCGCGAGGGCGAGGATGTGGTCCTGCACGTCCACGACGAAATTGTCTGCGAGACGAGCGATCCTGCGCGAACAACCGAACTGATGAAGCGGGTGATGACCAACCCGCCAGCATGGGCGGCGGGTCTGCCGCTGGGCATCGGCATCAAAACAATGGAGAGATACGGCAAATGACATCACAAGAATTCATTGAGTACTTGTCCGCGCTCGCGCCTGCTGGCGAGACGGCGCTCATCGTGCGGCAGACGCCGCGCCTGGTGAACGGGGAGATGCAGTTCCACGCCAACGGCGCGATCAAAGCAAGCTGGCCGGCGTACCTGCCCACACGGCGGATCAAGCAGGGTGAGGCGTGGTTCGGTAACACCGCCTCGTTCATCGTCGACCGATTCATTGACGGCAAACCGTCAGCCGGTGCGGCCAACTGCGAGTACGTGCTGGTGATGATGCTGGACGACGTGGGCACCAAGAGCAAGACGCCCCCGCTGGCTCCGACGTGGATCATGGAGACGTCAGCCGGGAACTATCAGTGGGGCTACGTCTTCAGTGACCAGCCCACCAAACTGGAGTTTGTTGGCGCCATCAACGCCATCGCCGCTGCGGGCTACACCGACGCGGGGGCCTGCAACCCGGTCAGAAATTTCCGACTGCCTGGCTCGGTCAACTTCAAGCCCGGCAAGGACGCGTTCGCCTCGCGCCTGGTGGAGTTCACGCCCGGGCGTGAGTACACGCTGGCCGAGATCTGCGCCGGCCTGGGCGTCACGCCCGAGGTGGTGGAGTCGTTGGGGCCGCGCCCGGTGCGCCTGTCCGATGACGGGGCTGATGACGTGGCGACATGGTTGTCCGAGCAGGGCTTGGTGCTGTCGCGTCCGAACACCGAGGGCTGGATGGGCGTGGTGTGCCCCAACGCCGAGGCGCATACCGACGGGAACCCCGAGGGCCGCTACCTGCCCAGTGGGCGGGCGTTCTGCTGCCTGCACTCGCACTGCATTGACCTTGACAGCGCTTGGTTCCTTGAGTGGGTGGCCGAGCGTGGCGGGCCTAAGCACACGCCTGGCCTGCGGGACGAACTGCTGCAGCAGGCGATGCTGCAGACCATCGGGCGGCTGACCCCCACGCCCGAGCTGGCCGGCGCCGTGGCCGAGGTCATGGCCGAGGTGGACCGGGCCGAGGCCGCGCGGACCGACAAGGCCGACTGGTGGCACCGGTTTGCGTACGTTGTGTCCGATGATGCGTACTTTGACATGCGCGAGCGGCGCCAGTTCACGCGGACAAACTTCAACGCGCTGTTCCGCCATGTGTCCTGCCGCAGCATCCACGGCAAGAACCCCAAAATCGAGGCGTCGATTTGTTTTGACGAGCACCGCCAGACGAAGGGCGGGCGGGTGCTGGACGGTATCGCGTACAGCGCGGGCGATGACGTGTTGGTGGCCCGGGCCGGTGGCGTGTACGGCAACAAGTGGCGCGACGGGCGCCCGGCGGCTACTGGCGGGGCATCGGACGCTGCCGTGCGCCAGTGGCTTGAGCACGCCGAGCGGATGATCCCGGATCCGGCAGAGCGTGAGCATGTCCTGAACGTGATGGCGTTCAAGGTTCAGCAGCCCAGCATCAAGATCAATCACGGCGTGCTGCACGCCGGCCGGCCTGGCAGTGGTAAAGACTCCCTCTGGGCGCCGTTCCTGTGGGCGGTAGGTGGCGAGGGGAAAACGAATGTTGCGACCGTGCGGAACGAAGAGATTAACTCGCAGTGGGGCTATGCGTTCGAGTCCGAGGTGCTGGTGCTGAACGAACTGCGCCAGCCCGAGGCGTCCGACCGCCGCGCGCTGGAGAACCGACTCAAGCCCCTGCTTGCCGCGCCGCCTGAACTAATCTCGATCCAGCGTAAGGGACTACACCCCTACGACGCCGCGAACAGGCTCTTGGTCTTGGCGTTTTCGAACGAGCGCGCCGCGATCAGTCTGCCGTCAGATGACCGCCGTTGGTTCGTCCTGTGGTCCGAGGCCGAGATCATGCCCCCTGACGTTGCGGCGCGCCTGTGGGCCTGGTACGCGGGCGGTGGCCTGGCGAGCGTGGCGGCCTGGCTTCACTCGCGGGATGTTTCGACGTTCCAGCCTGGCGCCGCGCCGCCCATGACTGAGGCGAAGGCCATCATGCTGCAGGCGGGCCTTAGCGGGTCCGAGGCGTGGCTGGTCGAACAGATGACGCACCGTGTGGGCCTGTTCGCCCGTGGCGTGGTCGGTGGCCCGTGGCAGGGCTTCCTGGAGGGCTTGCAGGCCCGTGCACCGGCCCATATCAAGCTGGTAGTCCCTGCCCTGCTGCATGCGTTCCGTGAGGCCGGATGGGAAGACATGGGGCGGGTTTACTCGGTTGAGCACCCGACGAAGAAGCATGTGTTTCGCGCGCCTGATTGGACCGGCAGCAAGTCCGAGGCGCGCCGCTTGGTGGACCTGCCCGAGCCCAGCGCGGCTGACATCATCGCGCGGGTCAAGGGCTGACAGGCAAGAAAAAGCCCGCCGGGCTTATGGCCGGGCGGGCTTGAAGGCCCCGGGAGGGGCGTCAGGAGAAAGTTGGCAGGCCCGACTATAGATCAAGGATGATGATCAGTCCAGCAGCCAGCAGCAGGGCCAGGCCGGCCCAGATCATTCATCCTCCAAAAGTGACCAAGCGTCCGCCAGCGCGGCCTGGTGGTCCGGGCAAAGATCATCCTCAATTTGTTCAAGCGCCCAGCGTAGCGCGGTTTCTAGGTGCTCGATGTGAGCACGGGTCCGTACGCGGGCACGGCGGGCTTCCCAGCGTTCATCGGCCAATTCCTCGGCGTTAAGGGGCCGGTCAGGGTCGAGACAGGGCATAGCGGGTCCGTACATGGTCAGGCCTCCACCGTTTCGATTTCCACAAAGTAATCCACGGGCTTGCGACCGGGGTTCGATTCCCATTCGTCGTGGGCCAAGTCGTCGAGCGTGTCGTCGTCTGCACCTTCTGGCGCGTCAAATTCCACGCGGTAAACCACGGTTTCGGTAACAGTTGCGTAGCGTTTCATGTTGCGATCCTCTCAAAATGGCGCCGCTGGCGCGTTGACGGGATAGGGCACTGGCGCGCGCACGGGCTTGGGGTCCGGGGCGTGGCCGGGGGCCGGTAACGTGGCAGGGAAGGGCCACGGGCGGGGACGGGGTGGCGTGGCGGGGTGCATAGGGTTGGAGCGGGACATGGTCAACCCCTATGCATTGCAACAGCCACAGCATGGGGCATCTTCACACCGTCCCTTGCGGTTCCGATAGAACTCCCTCCCTCCCGATGTCCAGACATGGGAAACCCCACGCTCGAGACTCTGGCGCAGATACCGGCCGGCATGCGCTGCAGCATCCGGGTCGGCATCCGCCAGATCAGGGTCAATCGAACGGGCTAGGGCTAGGTCCGGGTCAATCGCAGGGATCAGGTCGGACAGATAAGCCCGGCCCTTGCCAGCGTAAACGATGGTGTCACCGGGGCGGATAGGGGCGCCAGTACGGGCGCACCGGCCGGGGAAACGGGCTTGCATGGTCTTCATTGTGTTGTCTCCGGTAGCAGTTTGTTGGCGAACCATTGTGCGGCTTCAGGGTTTGAATAAACCCTACGCTCGATATCGTTTCCAGAATCGGTATCGGTAAACCGCACAGTGAATCGGCCGCTAGGCCAATCAGCGGTTACCGTGACGGCTAGCCCGTCCGATGGACTGGTGCGGGAAAAAATGACGTCAGGCATAGTTGACCTCTCAGATAGAACGGATGGATATGACACGCTTCTCATGCCCGGCAGCATGGTCGGCAATGACGATGGAACGGGCTTGCTTTGACGTCCCTGCGCAGAGCATGCAATCGGAACACTGGGCCTTGCGACCACCCTCGGCACTGGCAGGGCACGTGACCTCCAGGGGTTGACGGTCAACCCCGATGGACACCCGGAAGTAACGCATGCCCATAGACTGAGCTTGACGGGCTTCGTCTGCGGTATCGGCACTGGCCATCACCAGTGGCGACCATGCGCGCGCGTCGAACCCGTGGGCTTGCCATTGGTGGGTGTATCCAACATGCCCGGCACTCAGCGACACCAGTAGCGCCCACAATTCCACGGGCGCCGCTGCGGGATCGCCGTAAGTGCCGAGACGCAATTTCCGACCGCGCAGCGCTGCAGCTACTTGATCAATTGATGATGCGCGCGCATAGGACCCGCGACGATAAGCCCGATAGACTGAGAGCACGGATTCACCCACGCGAACGTAGCATGGGGCGTCGCCGGTAGCGCGCGCGAGCATTGGACGATGCGGGCACAGTCCGCATACGCTGGCATCATCGCCCGTCTTGAGTGCAGTGTGAGGCTCGACGTCCGACCGGATGATGAAAGACTGCACCAGATCGCCCGTTTTGCCATTGGCGCTGGATTGGTCGAGCCCTGTCAGGATCACGACGATAGGCTTGCCATCGATGGTGGAGGGGCCATCGTAAACAATCAGGCTGTTGGTGTTTGGCATGGTGTACCTCAGTGGATTGGATTGGACTGTGTGATGCTGGCGCATCCCATAAGCGCCCGTTGGGGGCGCCTAGACGGATGGGTCAGTCCGTTAGCTTTGCGATGGTCTTTCGGGCTTCTTCTACAACCTCTTTCACCATGTCCCCGTAGTAGTCGGAGGATGCTACAAACTGGCTCACACTGTCATAGCAGCATCCCCCGAGGTATGTAGTGCCAAGCGTGATCCCTTCCTTCCGGGCTTCCACACGGGCCACAAAATAGACCCACACGCCATCGTTGATCTTTCGCAGTGTCTCGGCTCGCTCCTCCTCGGTTTCGTCCCAATCCGGGGGCATGTCTTCCGGGGTGACGGATAGAACAATCTCGAAACCTGCGGCGGTTTCAGTATGTGCGGTTTCCCAATAGGTTGCCATATTGGACTCCAATCAAATGAAAGCGGCGAGCAAAAGCCCGAGGGATGCGCCGTAGGCGCATGCGAAGATGATGTCACGGGTGCGCATGGTGTCAGGCTCCAGCGTTAGTGTTTGGCGTCGCGGGGCCAAGAAACACGGGGATGCTCCACGCTGCAGACTGCGGCGGGAAGGTTACGCTCACGGAATGGTTACGCCGAAAGGCCCCATGTGGGGCTTCAAGCCAGCCGATAGGCTCCGCAACGACAGACACCATGTTCCCGAAGTCTGTTGCGGGAACATCCTTGTTGTGTTGTTCCATGTTCTATCTTTCAGAATCGTTGGATCGTTGCGGCGTCAGACTTTGCGCGGCCTTCTTGGCGGGCCACACTGAAGGCCATACGCTGCGCATCGTCAACGGTAGGCGCGTCAACGAGGAACGTGTACGCTGGCAGGTCGTGAAGCTGGATGCGGTAGCCCATTTCCACGGGGCAAAGATCGCGGGAGATGTGGATCGTGAAGCGGTCTGTATCGTCTAGCATGGCAAACATGATATGCGCTCTATGCGGTTGGTTGAGACACCCATAATGTACGGGATTGTCGTTCACCCAGTGAAGTGCAGGGGCTTTGCCAATCGTATGATGATTGCCAGGACATCCCGTTACCTAAGCTGGCGTGAGGGGAATAGACAGCGATTTAGGTGCAAAACTAGGTAGTGACTAGGCGCCGTCTGCGCCCCTCTCCACCGAGGGGGCTATGCTTTATAGGTAGTCTAATCTATACCATACCAAGAAAAGTAAAAAGTAATAAGTATACTGACGATCACGGCCACGCACGCGTCCGGCGCGGCTTCGATATGCTACGCCCAGAGCGCCTACCATGACCTATAAGCTTTTTGACCCTCAAGACCACGATCGCGCAGCTGCGCACCCGTCAGACAACATAGGCGCATGGCATGGCATAGCCTAGATCACCTAGCAGCTGGATGCCATGCTGGCCAGGGCATCAACCCCGATAGGCGATGCCTAGAGCGCCTAGCATGACCTAGCTGGTAGCTGGGGGCTTGCGACCCAGGCGCCAGGACGGGGGGAGGGGGAGGGCCGGCGACCTGAGCGGTCAAAAACGAAGGGGCCGCAAACAATTTTTATTTTTTGGAGGCACAAGCAAAAATTATTTTTGCAAACACAAACGGAAAAGGCTTACGCTATACTCAGACCGCCATGTTCAAGTCGCTCCCGCTGACCATCCGCGAAGTCAAGGCTACGGAGGCCGTGCTGAACCGCGTGTATGACGCAGCGAAACTGGGTTTGAAGGGCGACAACCTGGCGCTGGCGGCTGGGCTGTTGCCGAGCGAGTACCGGCGCTTGCGCGAACTGGACCCGATTGCAGAGTTGGCCGAGCAAAAGGGGCGCGCGGATGGCGAGATCGCCATGTCCACGGTGTTGCATGAGGCGGCGATGAACGGCGACTCCAAGGCGGCGCTTGAGATATTGAAGCACGCTCACGGCTGGGTGGCAAAGCAGCAGGTACAGATCGACGTGGCGCAGCAGATCAGCATCACGGCGGCGCTTGAGCAGGCGCAGTCGCGGGTGTTGGAACTCGTACATGAGGTGACGGATGCAAGAGCCCCGGTTCTCGGCGGACCAAGAGCAAGGCTTGATGGCCAGGCTCTGGAGTCCGGCAATAGCGAACGACCCTGAGAAGTTCGTCCTGTTCGCGTTCCCGTGGGGCGAGAACGGCACGCCGCTGGCCAAGCACAAGGGGCCGCGTGCGTGGCAGCGTCAGGTGCTGCGCGACATCCGCGACCACATCGCCAAAAACCAGACCATAGACGCCTACCAAGTGCTGCGCATGGCCACGGCGTCAGGCCGCGGCATCGGTAAGTCGGCGTTGGTGAGTTGGTTGGTGGTGTGGATGCTGACCACGCGCATCGGCGCCAGCGTCATCGTGTCGGCCAACAGCGAGGCGCAGCTCCGCAGCATCACTTGGGCCGAGATCACGAAATGGCTGGCGATGTTGATCAACAGCCACTGGTGGGAGATCAGCGCGACGCGGATCACGCCGGCCAAATGGTTGAGCGAGATCGTGGAACGCGACCTACGCAAGGGCACGCGGTACTGGGGCGCGGAGGGGCGGCTGTGGTCGGAGGAGAACCCTGACGCCTACGCCGGCCTGCACAACTCAGACGGCGTGCTGCTGATCTTTGACGAAGCCAGCGGCATACCGGACACGATCTGGGACGTGGCGCAGGGCTTCTTCACGGAGAACACGCCGCACAGGTTCTGGCTGGCGTTCAGTAACCCGCGGCGCAACCAGGGGTACTTCTACGAATGCTTCAACGCCAAGCGGGCGTTCTGGAACACGCGGCAGATCGACGCGCGCACGGTCGAGGACACGGACAAGAGCGTCTACGAGCAGATCATCGAGGAGTACGGCGAGGACAGCCCGCAGGCCCGCATCGAGGTCTACGGCGAGTTCCCGTCAACGGGCGACGAGCAGTTCATCGCGCCAAGGCTGGTCGATGAGGCATTCAAGCGCGCCAAGTACAAAGACCCCGGAGCACCCATCGTGATCGGCGTGGACCCGGCGCGCAGCGGGTCGGACTCCACCGTCATCGTGGCCAGGCAAGGGCGCGACCTGGTGGAGATCCGGCGCTACCGCGGCGACGACACCATGACGGTCGTGGGGCACGTCATTGAGGCGATTGAGGACTTCAAGCCGACGCTGGTGGTGCTGGACGAGGGCGGGCTGGGGTACGGCATCCTTGACAGGCTGAACGAGCAGCGTTATAAGGTGCGCGGCGTCAATTTTGGCTGGAAAGCCAAGAACCA